TCTTTGTCTCTTTTAATCTGGTCTTGTAAAGCTTTTATTTCTTCTTTAATAGACATCTTTCTATTAAACTCTTGATTTTCTATAGTAAGATAATGTGCTGATGTACCTATACCACTAAAACTAGGATTTTTAAATTGATGTACCATTTCATCTGCAAAAAGTTTAGAGTTACCCCAAAATGCTAATAACATAAGTCCAAACATTCCAACTTGCACAAAAGACATAATTCCAACTATACCTAATTGTTTGTCAGCCCAAGGTTTTAGTTCTTGTTCGTTCCAAATTTCTTGCTCCTCTATTGTGGAATCTCTATTTTTAAAGTTTAAAAGTGCTTGTTGATAGTATTTCATTAATCTTTCCTTTGGTCTTTTTTACCATCTGCTCTTGCTAATTTATCGACATCTATAGGAACTTTCATGGCTGTTCTTACCATTGTATCTATTCGTATCATGTCGTTATCCATTTGTCTTACTCTATCTATTAACGCAACTATCATACCATGTTGTGTGTCTAGTTTTTTATGCACATCTGCTATTAAATGATTAAATAATTTCCAAACCATCCAACCAGCACCAACTGCAAAAGCTGCAGGAATACCTACAGTTTCTAATAAATCCATCCATTGACTGCTGTTCATTATCTGCCTTTTGCTAAACTACCACCAAAGTACATACCTATAATAGCTGATACTAAGTTGGTGTCTAATTGTGTAATTACAAGACCTTGAAAGGTTATCCAATCAAATACTTCTCTACCACTTCTAAACAGTCCTCCGGGATTCCATTGTGTATAACCAACAGTAACTGCAACTTCTGGATAATATACAGCAACTAATTTAGGAAACACAACAATAGCAAACACAGAACTTAAAGCTATAATTCTTCTAGTCCAAGCAAATCCTTTATCTTTTAATCCATGATTTCTAGCTGCTTTAGTTGCTTTTAAATTAAACTCGCCTCTGGTTATAAGTAGTTTTTCATTTTCCATTTTGGCTTTTCTACTTTCAGCCCAGATACTCATTAATCCACCAAGCACAGTTGATGCTAACATGGTTATTATTTCAAACGGAAAACCCATTAATCAAATGTACCTTTTTTTACATTACGATTATATACGCTAGTTAATAATTCAATATATTTTTGGTCAGTAGCATAACCAGCATTTTTCATTTCTTGTAAAAATTCTAAATCACTTGATGCTTCTAAAGCTTTTTTGTATCTAGGAGTACCATCGTCATATTTTCCTGTTTCTAAAAAGTTTATATAACCTTCTATATTTTCTTTTATAGAATCATAACTTCTAAAATTGTGTTCTTCTTCTATTAAACCTTTTCCATAATCTTCTTTTGTAAGCATTTGTGTACCTTTAAAATCTTCTCCTGCTCTTACTTTAACTCCAAAAGTGTTATTATGTTCTTTTGATAAATCACTCATTCCATATCTACTTTCTACTCCAGCTTGTACTGCTGCCATAGCTGGAAAAGGATGTCCACTATTTTTTAATTGTAAATACATATCTCTAACAAACTTATCAGGGTCTTTGTTTACCCACGCATTATGAGTATGAATATATTTCCCATCTTTATCTAAAACATATTCACCTTTTTTATCTTTTTTATATTGCTTTTCATAGTTAGTATTATAATCAGATATTAAATCATTAATAGTTTCTCCAAAAGAATCAACAGGTCCACCTTCATCAAAGTTTAATTTTTTAGGTTTATAATCATATCTATTCATATAATCTGTAAATTGTTTTAAAGGTTTTTGAGTTTCAGATTTTTTAGGTATTATATCTTTAAATATTTTAGTTATATCGTTTCCAGCTATTCCTCCTGTAGATAAACCAAGTCTTTGCATTTGTGCATCTTGAGAATATGTATTACCTGTAAAAGGATTTTGTCTATCTACAGGGTCTTCTTCAACATTTAAAACTCTACCACCTGTTTTATATTCTTCTCTAAGTTCTTCCATTATTTCTTTCTTTTCTTCTTTATCTTTTTTATAATTTTCAGGACTTGTATAAATAGGCATAGAGAATAATTTACCATCAATATGATTTATTGCTCTCACAACATCTGAATAACCTTTTCCTCTAGTTACTATTAATAATTCTCTTTTCATATTATCTGAAAGACCTATAGGTTCAAAACGCTTTAGTCCAATCATTGTACCATAATCTCTTTTATTTAACAGGTCATTTCTAATTATTTCTTCAGTAGTATAAATACCAAGAGTTTCTGCTGATTCTATATTTTTGTAAAACTTTGAATATTCTTCATAATATTTAGCATTTGCATCCATATATTCATTTATAAAAAGTTCTGGGTCTAATTCAACACCTATTGCTCTAGATATTTGACTTCTTGCATCTGATTTTGCTTTCTTAAAATTATAACTTTTAAACTCAAGCATCTTTTTTAAATAGTCATCATTAATAGGAGTCATTCCCCAACCTGTAAGAAACTTAACATATGATTGATTTTTATATACATTTTGATTAAAAGGTGTTTTTTCCATAGGAGCATTTAAATCTCTATGTAAATCAATAGCTCTATCTACTGTTCCGGGAGTTATATCTTTAAAAAGATTTGCACCTAAAATTCTTAAATTTTCTCTAGATGTTAAAGAGTTTATATAGTTATCTTTAACTTCAAATCTTTCTAATCTATTATGAGGATTTTTCATTAATCTTCCATCTAAATCTCTACCTTGTCTTAAGAAATAATCACCTAATGTTTCTGCTACAATAGACTGTCCTAGAAAAGGAGAGACTGTTTCTTGAAATGTTGTAGTCATAACATCACGAACTAAACCATCTTCATTTAAAATATCATCAGTAAGATATTTATTTATTAAAACTTGAAAAGGTTTTTTAGGAAAATCATAAGCATCCCAAGCACTTAAATTAGCTATAACTGGTTCTCCATTATGTGCTATTGTAATCATAACATTTGAATTTTGCATGTAATCAGGTAATGCTAAATCTTTAACAGCTTCTTTTTCATCATTACTAAACCCAGTAACAGCCTGACTTGTTTTTTCTACTGCTTTAGCTCCTGCTCCTGCCATCGCAGTAAATGAAGCTAACCTTAAAGTACCTCTTTTAATAAATTCATTACCTACTTCTTTTTCTCCTTGTTGAATTAACTTTCTTCCTTTATGAACTTCTTTAACTCCATTAATTACAGAGTTACCACTAATTCTTACAGACTCTGCCATAAATGAAAAGAATCTACCAAAGATAGGAGTTCTTCTTAAATTTCTTAGTAGTTCAGGAACTAAATCATAATTGGGTAAAACATCTCTAACTATTCTAGCTGCTTGTTCATTTATTTCTTGGTCTGTTAATTTTAAATTTTTATTTTTATATAAGTCATTTAATTTTGTTAGTCTTTGTTTTTCAACAAAATACATATTTATTTTAAAGAAATCATCTTCTGCTACATATGCTTTCTGCCACTTATCTGCAAATTGAGATAGTGAACCAGTTTTAAATCCACGATTTTTAAAAGAATAATAAGGTATTTTTTCTGCATCAGCTAGTTGTTTAGCCCATTTAGCTGGGTAATCTAACCAAGTTTTAGCACCACCGGCTTTAATATCACTAGCTAATCCTTTTAAATCTCTTGCTATAATTCCTTTGTTTAATAAACCTAGTCCACTTAATTCTTCATGTAATTTTTGTAGCTCTACATCGTTTGATGTTCTAGCTCTTAAAATTTTAATAGTTTCATTTATTCTTTTAGGACTAAAAGGATTAACTCCATTTGCTAAAGACATTTGTATACCACCAGATACATTTTTTACATGAGTAGTGTGTGACCATACAGTTTTAGCTGCTTGAGATAAACCTTTTAATATAGCCATATTTCTATATAAAGCACCTCCTACATTTTGAGAAGATAACATTTTTTGAGATATAGTTTGATAATTACTGTAGTATTTATAAAGTTCTGGTGTTGTATACCTACCTGATAAAGGACCAAAACCTTCTGGAATTTGTTTATTAAAAACTCCTTCTGAAGTTTCTCTAAAATAAATACCTGCACCTTCTTCAAAAGAATCATTAAAGAATTTTACATCTTCTACATAGTTAGCTAATTTAACAGTAGAATGTATAAATCTTTTTGTAGGGTCATCTATTTCTCCCATTAATTTTCTTATTTCAGCAGGAATATCTTTTCTACCTTTTAAAATTTCTTCTTTAATTCTAGTAAATTTTTCTCCTGCTGCTTTAAAATCTCCACCTTTAACATCTAGTATTTCATTTATTTTATTATTAGCTCTAAGATGAATTTGGTCATCAGTTAATGCATCGACTGTTCCTTTGTTTGGGTCACTATTTCTTATTTGATTACTTATAAATTTAAAAGCATCATGTCTAGCATCTGTACTTGGAATGTAATTTGGATTTTCAAATAACTCATAAGACCTTCTACCATAAAACTCTAGTTGTTCTCTATATATTTTTTCTTGTGCTTCTGTTAAAGTACCTGTATTTATCATCTCTTGCGATAATAATTTTTGTTGCTCTCTAGCTGCTTTTATTGGTTGTCTTAATTCTTTAGGTAGCTTATTAAGTTCTTTTAAAAATGTTGTTTTTGTATCTGAAAAATCTGTATATAAAACACGATTAATTTCTTCTTTAAGTTCTGCTAATTTTTCTGGATTGTTTTTAAAAAATTTATTTTTAGAAGATTTTGCTACTATTTGTTCTATATTATGTTCTAAATTTGTAGCTATATTTAATATACTATCTTCCCATTTTTCTTTTGCATTTTCAGACTTTAAATATTTTTCATGTAAAGCTTTAGACTTGTTTCCTTTTGTAGATAATACTTTTCTTCTAAAAGATTCAATACCTCTAAGTATAGGATTTTCACTAAACATTGGGTTTATGTCAGTAAATAATCTACTAAAAAATCCGGGTTTTAAAGCATCCATGTCTCCTTCTTTACTTACTACTTTACCATCTTTAAAATCTATATCTCTATATTTAATAGATAATTTTTGTTGTACTTCATTTACTTTTGTAGCTTCTTTTATTTGTTGTAAAAATTTATTTATACCTTCTGTTCCACTTTCTCTTACTTTTTTTAAATATTCTAATATACCATCTCTAGCTTTAATTGCTTTTTCTGTACCTTCAGGTGCTACTCTTTTTATAGCTCCCGGTGTTTCTTTAAAAACTCCTATACCAGCAGCTCCACCAGTCATTATTACACCACCAAATACTACTGCATCAGCAAAATGTTTCATTCTATTTTCTAATCCAGAAAGTTCTTCAGGAGGGGCTGTTAGATAAGCACTAATATCATTAAGCATTTCACTTTCATTATTTTGACCTATCCAATTTCCTAATGCAGGAGCTATAACTCCTTCTCGATAAGGATTATAACCTGCAAAAAAACGAGCTTCTACAGCAAGTGTTGCATTTTTAGTTTTAGCTGATGGTTTAATATATTTTTGAAAAAATGTTTTTGCTTTTTGAGGATTTTTAGGGTCTGTAAAAATTTTTACTTTACCCGGACCAACTATTAAAGCACCTAACTCACCAAAAGTTCTTATTGTTCTTTTATATTTTTCTTCTCTAGGTTGCTTAACAACAGGAACTTTTCTCCCTCCCTGCTCAACAAGTTCTATATTTTCATCTCCATATAAAAACTTATATACATTTTCTAATCCTCCATATACTTTATCATATGAGGCTTTTTTTGCTTCTTCTTTAGATATACCTTGTTTTGCAGCACGAGCATGAAGTATTGCTTCTGAAGCAGGACCTAATGCTACACTTTCTGATAAGTCTACTATTGAATTAATAATATCAGGAACAAATCCTACAGTTCTTTTATATTCTCTTACTTTATCTTCAGGGATTCTTCCACCAAAAGTTTCAAATTGGTCTTGAAATTCATCAAATCTTTGTTTTCGATTAAATTTATATTTTTTTTCTAACTCTTTAATTTTTTTTCTTTCTTCATCAGTAATATCAGAATCAAAATCAAATATTAAATTACCATCTTTATCAAAATTAAATTCAGGTGTTTTATCGTTAGTTAATTTAGACATAATTTTTATTTAATTTTTAGGAAAAAAGTATGCGTTTAAGCCATCCATAGATGCATTTACAGTTTTTAGATAATAATCAGTTGTAGAATCATATTTAATTTTTTCCTCATAATCATCATCTTTAGGGTCAAGTCTAGACTCAGGATGGTTTCTTATTTGGTCTTTTAGTAATTGACCATCAAGAGGATGATTTAATTGTGCGTTAGCTAGTTTCCACATTTCAAATGCAACAACATCTATTTGTGCCATTTTAATAGCATTTTCATGTGCAACTTTTTGTGCATACAACTTATGGTCTTCTGGTTTTATACCTGAAGCAGCTATATCTTTATCTATTTTAGCTAACCCAAATATATGTCTTCTTAATTCTCTTGATTTTTCATTTCCTATTCCTTGTTTAGCATCTATAAAGTCTGCTCTTTCCATGTAATAAAGTTCATAGTCATCATCTTTCGGAGCAGGTATATTTTGTCTTTGATTATCTCTCTTCCATGTAGAATCAAATGCTCTTCCTAACTCTTTACTTTCTTCTTCAAATTTATTGTAATCTATTTTACCAGCAACTACCATAGTATTTAACTCATTAATAGTAAATGATTCTTTTGTCTCGTTTCGTAAGCTTCTTAAAACACTAGGAGCTGATGGAGCAGGACCTAATTCTGCATGTACATATGCTAAAGCATCATCTTTAGTAAATTCAAATTCATCTTTCTTTCTATAAACAGGTATAGCTGCTTCTTCTGAAAACTTTACAGGGTCTACTAAGAAATCTAAAGCAGTTCTATTTGCTTTATTTATGTTCTCTTGTATTTGTTGAGGTGTTAGTTCTTCAGATTTTCTTCTTCTTATTACTTTATTCCATCCTCTATGAATTAAACTTAATTCTGATGGAGAAGACATTCTTTCTGCTTCACTTTCGTAATAATCATTAAAAGGTTTATAGAATTCTTCTTTAGTCATTCTTGCTTTATCCGTATCAAAATTACCAGTTTTCATTCTTTCTTCATGTTGTGCTTTTAATGCTGTTGAGTATTCTTGAACTTGTAAATCTCTATTATCTCTTGCTTGACTATTTTGTACAGTATTATATCGTGTATCATAGTCTGGATTTAGTTCTTTGAATTTTTCTTCTGCTTTTAAATCAAAAAATAAAGGATTTTTTCTAAATGCTTCATCATTATCTAATAGCTCAGTATATGCTTTATATTTTGCATCCATACCAGCAAGTTGAAAAGTTTTTTGTTTTTCATTTTCTCTTAAATTTTTTAAAACTTTATTTTGCATTGCAAATTCTTTAGCTCCAAATAAAGTTTGACCAACCAAAAGACCTAGTAAATGTTTACTATTCTTATTATTTTGAGAAGCCCATGCTTGAGCTATATTTTGCCAATTACCTGATGACTGTGTTTTTTCTAATAAACTTTTAATATCAGTCATAATTATTCTCCTTTACTTAATAAACTATTATTTTGTTCTTGTTTCACTTGTTCTAACAAACTAGGTTGTATTTTAGTTTGCTCTATAACCTCTCTAACATCTTCAGGTACAGATTGTGGACTAACTCGCTGTACTGCTTTTCTTCTTATAGCATCTAAATTATTTACTTCTTTTTCTACAGCAGCTACAGCTTTATCTCCTAATATTTCTTCAACATCATCATCATCAGCAGAATCTAATTTATACTTTATTTCTGCTTTTTCAGCAAGAGCCATAATCATATACATAGTCGGTTCCATTAATAATGTCATTAAATCAGGATTCCATTTACCTTCTGTAAAACCTTGATATAAAATTATAGAAGCAATATCTATAACACTTATTCCTTTTGATATAGATAATAAAATATTAGCAGTAGTTTCAGGCTCTGTTAAAATTTCAAAAGTATATAACATAGCTTCTTTAGGATTAGTGTATTCTGCAGGTTTTTCCCAGTTATATGGTTGCTCTGGAGAGTTAGTAAGACTTTGACCCGGAATAGGTCTTCCTACATCTAAGCTTTGTTGCATAAAATCTGTTGCTTCTTTTGTTATTGCCATTATTTCTCCTATCCGTAATTAACTGTTGGTGCAGGAGGAGTTGCGTATAATCCTGCTAAATGATTAGGTGTTCCTACACCATAAATAGTTTGTTGAGCCATGTCTGAAAAACTTTTAAAGTTTGGTACGCCTGTAACATTAGCTACTACCGGTGCTATTTCTTGCATGTAAGCTCCTTGTGCCATTTCTTGCATAGGTGGAGGTGATATAAAACCTCCTCCCATTTCAGGGTCATCTTGAAGTTTTGACATAATAACACCAGTACTTACTCCTGTTATTGTATCAGGAACAATACTACCATCTGTAAAATAATTTTTAATATTTTGACCTGTATTTCTAGCCATTTGTTTTATTTTACCAGAACCAATTTCTAAATCTTTTACATTAGGATTTACAGAGTCTCCAGATACTTCTTTTAATTTAGTAACATCTTGTGACATTCCTTCGGTAAAATTAGCTTCAGGTACAAGTTTATTTTCAGCTAACATATCACTACCAATCATATCTTTACTATCAACTAAAGTTGTAGTATCAATGTCTACTACATTTTTACTTACTTCAGATGCAGGTTGGTCAAATACTCCAGCCTCTACTGATTTATCTAAAGAACCAGTAATAGTATTATCTATTGTAGCATTTGCATTAATACTTGGATTAACAGCAGCAGAATTTATTTGATTTACAGCAGTATTTGCTTCAGTCATAATAGTTCCACTACCACCTCCACCTGTTGCTAGAGTTCCTGATTGTGTTCCAAAACCTCCACCAGCTCCTACTAAACTTTCACCAGTTGTTGCAGAAATAGCTTCGCTAGTAACAGCTTCAGTAGCAACAGCAGCACCTTCAGTAGCAGCAGCAGCAGCTTCAGTAGCAACAGTTTCAGCTCCTTTAAAGAAACCTTTCATTGCTTTTCCTGCCCAGCTCATTGCCATAAACATTCCTACCATACCTACAAATCTTCCTATATCAGAACTAAAAAGTTTTTTTATTCCTTTTTTAACTTTTCTACCTATTTTTCTTAATTTACCCATATTATTTATTTCCACCATAATAAACAGAACCACCAAATCCACTTTGGAAAGAATTACTTAGTGTGGTTACTAATCCTGTTAATAAATTATCAAATGTTTTACCAGCACTACCTTCATTACCAATAGCTGTTGAAACTATTTGAGCCATTCTATTTTGTTCGTTTTCATAAGCTCTAAAATCAAAGTCTGCTTGGTCTCTTAGTTCTTGCCATAAGAAAGCCATAGACTGCATAGACATACCATAAGCATTCTGTGCGTTTTGTGCATTGATTTGATTTTGAGCAGCACTATTAATTGTATTCGCTTGTCTTCTCCATTGAACATTAGAAGCTTCTACTGCTGCAGCATTTTGTGCATTCCATTGATTTCTTGCAAAGTCCTGTTGAGAATTAAACTGGTCTACTGATGTTAAAAGTTGTGCATTAAATTTTTCTAAGTCAGCATCTCTACCAGCTCTTCTAGCTTCTGCAGCATTTTTTTGACTAGCATTAAATTGTTTCATTGCATTTTGTTGTGATGCATTATACTGACTCATTTGTGCATTAAGACTTGCCATAAATTGTTCTGTTTGATTTGCACTAGCAGCATTAAATTGTCTTGCAGCATTATCAGCAGCTTGATTGCTTAAAAGTCTTTGTTGATTCTGTTGAGCTGTTAATACATTAGCTTGTTGTCTATTGTTTAAGTTAGCCATATCTGTTTGCAAGAATGCTTGAGCATTTTGTATTTGAGTTTTTTGAAAAAAATCAGCTTCAGCTAAATTAGCTTGAGACATAAGTAAAGCATCTTGTACTACTCCTTGTTGTTCAAAATTAGCATTTTGCATTCCTACACTTTGTAAAAATTTACTATTAGCTAACTCTGTTTGTTGGTCAGCACTAAACTGAGCCATATTCATACCAAATACTTTATTAGCTCTATCTAAACCTACTTGTTGTCTTCTTTGAGCATCAGCTTCTGCAGCTTGTGCTTCAATGCCTCTTTGTTGAGCTACGCTTTGTTGTATAGCTTGTGCATTACTTTGAGCTAGAGGTACAGCACTTTGTATAATAGCATTAAATAAATTATCTCTACCCACACTAGAAGCACTCAAACCTCTAGTAGCTAACATAGCTTCTACATTAGCAACAGCAGGTTTTGCCCAGTTAGGTATTTCACCATTTTCCATACCACTTAAAAGACTATCCATTTGATTAGATACTAATGCTTCTTCAGGTAATCCTGCTATAAGTCCTCTTTCTTGCTCTGTAAATTGTGTAAGTTTATCTTCTAAAGCTTCAGGGTCATTACCTAATTCATTAATAGCATCTTCTGGTAATCCTGCATTTCTTAATTGTTTTTTAGCTCTAGTAACTCTAGCTAAATTTGTACCAGTATTTTTAGATATTTGAGCCATAGCTCCCGGACTTAATGTTCCTGTTACTCTTGATGCTAATGCACCTTCTGGTATATCTACTGTAGCTGTTTTTATTGGGTCTACTCTATCTACTCCAGCAGCTTTAGCCAACATAGTATCTTCATCAATTTCAGTTTGTGCTGCTTCTACTTCTGCATCTAATGCTTCTTTTCTTGCTCCAAATGTATTTGCTTCTATTTGTTCTGCTACTGTTCCTTCTGTAGCTTCATCGGTTGCAACCTTTTCTTCTTTTACACTTTCTGCTTTAGCAGCTTTTGCTCTTTCTTCTTGTTCTTTTTGAGTTACAATTTTTGTGCTTCCAATATTTTCATCTACTTCTACAGCAGGTTTTATTACAGCACTATCAGGAACTTGACCTTGTGAAGCAGCTTGTACATCTGCAGCAGTTTGAGCTATTCTATCTGTTCTTTGTTGGTCAGCAGTTGTTTCTTTATCTTTACCATACCCAACAACCATTTGAGGTGTACCGGGTACTGGTGGAGTTTCATCATCCGGTGTTACATTTACTTCAGTATCATTAGATGTATTATTAATATTTTTACCTAAATTTTGTACATCATCTTCTCTATTAAAACCTAAATTATCCTGTCTTTCAATAGAAAAATTATCTCTCATTTGGTTAGCTCTTTCTTCTTCCTCGTTAGGACCTGTAGTTGCAGAACCTTTAGGTTTCATTGGTACATCACCACCAGTTTGATAGCTTACTCTACCACCAGCACTCATATCTACTCTACCACCAGTAACATAGTTTTGTTTATACTTTTTATATTTTTTATTTCTTTTTTTCTTTTGTTTTGCCATTCTACTTTACCTCAAAGAGTTTGTCAACTTTTTCATGTAATTTTTCTAATCTATCCATTAGGATATTCATATCATCTTTTACTTCTTGTTTTGTAACATAATCTTTTGCAATCTCTTCACGAGTCTTATTCAAAAGTATGTCTATTCTTTTTGCTTCTGTTTCGTTTTTACGAATGCCATAAAGCACCGGAGCTAACACCAAAGTTATAAAGATATTCCAAAATAAATAAGGTGTTAATTCCATAGCTTATTAGTTAGCTGCGATGTATGCTTTACCAGTTGTAATAGCATCTGTATAAGATGTTTTATCATCTGAAGAGCCTTTTACATCTGGGTCAGTATATTCTAAAATAACTTCTAAATGGTCTACATTTCTTTGAACCATTGCATTTATTTCAGCTTGTGTCATACCTGTAACATTCCAACTTCCAGCTTTTACACCATTAATAAGTGATACGCTATCAGTTGCTGCTGTTAATACTTCTGATACTGTTGCCATATTATTCTCCTTTTAAGTTTTTAATTTCAGCCATGAGTTCATCATAACCATCCATATCCTTTAAACCTTTTGGCTTGTGGGAATTTTTTTTAAGTTCTTCTATTTCTTTAGAAAGTTCTTTTACTGCATTTACTAGATACCATGTCATGTTATCTGGATTTACAGTTTTTACTCCTGTTGATTGTGTTTCAACCATGTCAGGTAAAATTGTTTCTATTTCTTGTGCTATAACACCGAGTTGTATTCCTTCTTTATCAATAGCAGCATGACTTGGAACTTCAGTTATTTCATCTTTAGTTTTATATTCAAAGTTTTTAACTTGTATTTGATTTATAGCTTCAAGACCACTATCATTATTTTTTATGTTCTTTTTAATTCTTTTATCAGAAGTTGTTGACCAAGATGATGAATTATTACCTTGATATACTCCACTTGTTACAGTTATAAAACCGGTATTATCGCCTTTACCAGTATTTGTAGAATTACCTGTGCCAATTACTAATTCACCATCAACATCAGCAGCACTTGCTGTTGCTAAATAACCCATGTAAATATTAAATTCACCAGTAGTTAAATTTTGTCCGGGATTACTAGCTCCAACACAAGTATTGTATCTACCAGTAGTTATAGCACTACCTGCATTAGAACCAAAACAAGCATTATGTGTACCAGTTGTAATTTCAGAACCAGAACCATAACCAACCAAAGTACTACTCGTAGCACTTGTAATAGCATCACCTGAAAAATTTCCTATAGTAATATTGTAGCTTCCAGTAGTTTGTGTAAAACCTGCTCTATATCCTAAACCAGTATTATGAATACCAGTAGTAACTTTTTCTAAACACTCAAAACCTAAAGCTGAGTTTGAATCACCAGTAGTACAGGCTGTTAATGCTGCCTTACCTACTGCTGTATTACCACCACCAGATGTTGTTAATGCACCCATACATGCATAGCCTATAGCTGTATTACTGCCACTTGTTGTACAAGCATCAAGAGCAAAAGTACCAACTGCAACATTAGCTGTTCCTGTAGTATTTAATAACATAGCGTTTGTTCCAACTGCTGTGTTGTAATCTGCTGTAGTATTTGATAACAAAGTACCACTACCTAAAGCTACATTAGATTCACCAGTTGAATTAACAAGTAAAGCTGCATAACCTAAAGCTGTACTATTATCTGCTGTAGTATTTCCAGTCATAGCTTGATAACCAATAGCTACATTTCTAATTCCAGTAGTATTAGCATCAAGAGCTGCAGAACCAAAAGCACTATTTTCATCGCCTGTAGTGTTAGACCTTAAAGTATCATAACCAACACCAGTATTATTATCACCAGTTGTACTAAGTCTCATTGAATCATGTCCAACTGATACATTATTAGCTCCAGTTGTATTTGTAAGCATAGCATTTTGCCCTAGTGCTGTATTTTCACCTGCTGTAGTGTTATTAGCTAAAGCATTTTCTCCTACTGCTACATTATTTGCACCTGTAGTGTTGTCAGTTAGAGCATCTTTACCTACTGCTGTGTTACCACTTGCTGAAGTATTAGCATCTAATGCTCTTGCACCTATAGCTACATTGTTATCACCACTTGTAATGCTTAGTCCTGCATTTCTACCCACAGCAGTATTTTCTTCTGCTGCTTCACAACCAGTTAAAGTTCCATAACCAAAAGCTGTGTTTGATGAACCTGTTGTGTTTGCATCTAAAGAAAAAGTACCAAATGCAGCATTAGCTGTACCACTTGTATTAGCAAATAAAGCATTATATCCTACTCCTGTATTGTTAGCACCTGTATTAGTGTAAAGTGCATTATAGCCTACACCGACATTAGCTGTTCCTTGTGTTCCAGAACTACCTGCTTGATAACCTACGAAAACACTATCTGTTAATGCTGTTGTTGCATTTCCTCCTGCATTATAACCTATGGCTACATTGTTTGATGCTGTAGTCAATGCTCCTAAAGCATTACTACCTATACCTACATTTGAACCACCAGTCGTACAAGCATCTAAAGCTAGTGTTCCAAAAGCGTTATTGTGACTTGCTGTTGTGTTTGAAAGTAAAGCACCATATCCTAAAGCATTATTATTACTACCTGTTGTGTTTGCGTTTAAAGAATTTGAACCTACAGATGCATTAAAAACACCAGTTGTTGTTTGTTCTAACGCAGTAAAACCTACTGCTGTGTTATGGTTTGATGAATCATTATTTTGTGCAGATAAAGCAAAATAACCTATAGCTGTTGACCTAGTTCCTGTATCTTCTGCATCAAGAGCATTATATCCAACAGCTACATTATAATCACCGGTTGTTAGAGCAGCACCTGCATTAGAGCCTATAGCAACATTTCTAGTTCCACCACTTGCTAATGCAGCACCAGCACCATCACCTAATCTTACATTGTTACTGCCATCTGTGCTTGTAATAATCTGACCAGTAAATGTAGCATTACCATCATCATCTATAGTTAATCTATCTAATGCTGTATCTCCATTTCTTTTTGTTTGAATTACAAATTTACCACCTGAACCTGCATCTGTGCTTACATTTATACTAGCTAAAATATCAGCAGCACTTGCTTTTTTAAAGTGTAGTGAAGGAGTATCATCAACATCAATAGTTAAATCACCAGTTGTTATAGTGCTGCCTAAATCTGTTGTGCCTGTTACTACTAAAGCTGATGCAGTTAATCCATTAGAATCTATAACAACTCTTTCAGTACCACCAGTATCAAATCTTATTTTATCTTCATCACTTGATTCTTCTACTTGTATTTTTGTATCTGCATCTGCATCAATAACCTGATTAACTGTAGCACCTGATACTGTAAAGTCTAAAGTACCATCACTATCTTGATAAGTTACTGTAATACCTGATTCAGTATTTGAAGATACCATAGCTCCTACAGTATCTTGAATAACCTCTGAAAGGTCAATGTTTGCAGTACCATCAAAACTTACACCATGTATTGTTCTTGCAGTTTCTAAAGCTGTTGCAGTAGCTGCATTACCTGTAGTATCTTGGTTAAGTGTACCAACTGTAAAGTCTAATGTTCCATCTCCATCTTCGTAAGCTACTGTAATACCACTTTCAGTATTACTAGATACCATAGCTCCTACAGTATCTTGAATAACTTCTGATAAATCTATATTAGCTGTACCATCAAATGAAACACCATGAATAGTTCTAGCTGTTTCTAATGCTGTAGCTGTAGCTGCATTACCTGTTGTATTTTGATTTAGTGTTCCAATAACAAAGTCTAATGTATTATCGCTATCATCATAAGTTACTGTAACTCCTGTTTCTGTATTAGAAGTTACCATAGCTCCTACAGTATCACTAATTGTTTCTGCTAGTGTAACTCCATTAATAGTAATTGCATCAGCTTCTAATGTTCCATCAATATCTGCATCACCTGATATGTCAAGTGACCCTGCATCTAACTCACCACTAATAGTAATATTTCTACCACCAGTAATATCTTTGTTTGCATCTGTTATAATAGCTTTACTTGCTATTACTGTTCCGTTTGTTATTCCATCTATAAGATTTATATCTGTTGCACTAGCTGTAACACCATCAAGAATATTTAATTCTGCTGTTGTACTTGTAACACCATCTAATATATTTAACTCAGCAGTAGTAGAAGTAACACCATCTAAAATATTTAACTCGGCTGTAGTACTTGTAACACCATCAAGTAAATTAAGTTCTGCAGCAGTTGATGTAACTCCATCAAGTATATTCAGTTCTGCAGTAGTTACTGTTGCACCATCTAATATATTTAATTCTGCAGCAGTAGATGTTGTTGCTAAACTTACAGCTCCACTAGAAACTGTAAAGTCATCTGAACTAAATGAAGCAACACCTTTGTTACTTGTTGTTGCATCTTCAGCAGCAATAGTAATTGTATTACTTGAAGCAGAAGTATCAATACCTTCTCCACCTGCAATAGTTAATGTTTCACTATCTAAGTCTATTGCTATTGTGCCACTATCTGTAGTAGCATCTAAATCTTGTGCTGTAACCTGTGAATCTACATAAGCTTTAATAGATTGTTGAGAAGCAATACCTGTAGCACTATTAGAAGACATATCATCTTCATCAAGAAAAGCTTTACCATCTAATATATTTAATTCGGCTGCTGTAGAAGTTACACCATCCATTATATTTAATTCAGCAGTAGTTGCAGTTACTCCATCCATAATGTTTAACTCTGCTGTGGTTGCAGTAACTCCATCAAGTATATTAAGTTCTGCTGCTGTAGATGTTACACCATCAAGAATGTTAAGTTCGGCTGCTGTAGATGTTACTCCATCTAATATGTTTAGTTCAGCAGCAGTTGATGTAATTGCTGTACCATTAAAGTTTATAGCATCTACATAAGCTGTACCATCTATATATAAATCTTTAAATTCAAGTGAGCTAGTACCTAAATCAATATCATTATCAGTAACAGGAACAATAGCTCCATCAGCTATGTAAAGTTGTTGTACTGAACTACTTGATACTTCTACATAAAACTCAATGTAATTATTTGATGTATCTATTAAAACTTTGTTGTTTGGAGAAGTTTCTCCTGCATCTCCTATTAATCCTATAACAGGACCAGAAGCTGCTGTGCCATCATGTGTGTGTCCTGTAGAATTATGAAATGCATTTACTAACTGATTGTATTCGTTATTGAATAATGCAGCAGTAATTGTATCTCCATCTGCAAATGAACTTTGTCTTGTATATCCTGCCATTTATTTATCTCCTGCCTGAAGGTATGTAATCTACATAAAAACCATTTATAGTATAAGGGGCTTTTGTGTCATCACTTATAATTGTAAAATTGTTACTTGTTCCACTTCCTTGTAATGGAACTCTTATTAAAGGGTTATCTCCTCCACCAAATACATTAGTATTAAATAATGCATCTGCAAACTTTGAAGGTGGATTAATAACTCCTATATCAAATAAATCTGGTGGTTGTGGTATATCTGTATTACCATAATCAAATCTTACTTGTAAGTCTGGTTCAACAATACCTTCTGAACTTGCTGAAACTCTTACATAGTGTAAAGTTTTTAATGTTCCTAAATCACCATAATCATAGTTAGGTGTTTCAAACCTAGCTAATATATTACTGCCATCAAAACTATTTCCTGTATCATGTTGATAAACAAAACCTTCTGTATCTCCATGATAATATTGTTCTACATTATTACTATCAAATCCTGAACCTATAGCAGTAACTTCTAAACTTCTTGTTTCTGACCATTGAAATCCGTTTGGTCTTAATGTTCCTATAATTCCTTTTTGTTGTGTTTGCTCTAAACTTGTATTTGTATAAAATAATCTGTACTGTGACTTTTCTCGTAATACAACACTATCTATTACAAATGTATTTATGTTTTCTGCTAAGTCTGTTACTAAAGGTTGTATAGCTTTACTAACTGTACCTAACTCAACATCTCCGATTCTTGCAGTACCAGCAACTGTTCTTAATCCATCTGGTGCTAAAAATATTAAGTCACCACCAATCTCTTGAATACTATAGCCACTTAAACAGCCCACATTCTTTGTAACTGGTACTATAGCTATAGTGCTTGAATTATTTATATTTATTAATTTAAATATACTATTGGTACAAAATATAAATAACTCATTACGGAATCCTCTAATTCCTTCTATTTGGTCTTCTACTACTATAGAGCCTGAACCAGTACCACTAAAGCTTGTAGGGTCTAATGTAGCACTATAAAATACTGTACTTAAATTATCTTCAACTCCTGCAGCTATTAAATGCTTGTCGTGAGTTGTAACATATTTAACACCTTTAGTTCCTGTTACAGTTATTTCTTCTGCAAAAAATGTTCTAGATGTTAATCCTCCTGTACCTTCCATTCTAAATATGTAAGGTTTATTAGTACCATCAGCTATAATAACTTGACCATAATCAAATGTAGCCCCATCAAATAATGTAAACTGACATTGACCTTGTGAAGTTCTTGTTAGTGTACTTCTACCTGTAAAGGCTGTATAATCATCTCCACTACTTGCTACAGAACTTCTACCTATATTTAACCAAGTTTGTCCATCATTACTAAAAAATATTCCTGTACCTGCAGTAGCTATTACACCATCTGCATAAGGAAATACACCTAGTATATTAGTTGTACCACCTGTAGGTTTTGTAGCATTTGTTGTACCAAACTTTTGATAGCCATTTATTCTTCTATAACCACCTTCTGTAGAAACCTCAAAGTTTCTTAAGTCTTTTGCAACTCCGGGAGTCTTAAGTAAATTAATAACATTAGTTGAACTTACTAATCCTCCATCAACTGCAACTGTATATGGTTGACTTCTAGCCATTAAAAGTATGTCCTATCATCTGTCATATATTTAGGAGCTGGGTTCATAAGATTAGATTTCATATGCTTCATTCCCTTTTTATAATCTTCTAAAGCAAAAGCTGCTTGTTGTGGACTTTCTTTAAACTGCCATACATAGTATCTAGCTCTTGCAGTTACTACATTACTATATTGTTCTGGTAAAGCCATTGTATCTCCATGAGCATCTAAAGCTGTTGGTTTTGTAAATGCATAAAAATGTACATTATAAACTTTATCAGGTATTGGACTTAATCCAAACTTTCTATTATCTGGAGATTTAATTACATATGTAGGTTCACCATATTGAGTATCAGCATCATCTGCATTTTCACTATCTCTGTAATATCTTTTCCAATCTGCAAGTGTTAAAAATCTTAATCCTTTAGAAACATAAGGACTAGATTCTCCACTTACATTTATTGTAGTAATATAAAAATCATCCCAATCTATTGAACCATAATCTGTAGTTATACTAGAACTATCAGCTTTTAATGTGTACCATCTTTGACCTGCTACACTTGCTACTGTTACATTACCATAAAAAGGGTCTGTACTTCCACTTACTCCAGCACTAAAAAAAGGTAACTGAGGTTCTTCATTAGCTATATCAAATATAGATTTATTAACTGCATCTTTAACAAATTTTTGCAAACCTATTGCAGTTGCAAAGTTTGCTGATGTTAATGGTATTTCGTTTAGTTCTCTAAGAACTTCGTTAGTTAAATCTAAATATGTTGTAGCCATTATTTTTTATGTACCTTTTGTATTGCAAAGTTTGCCATTAAACTTGCACCTTTGTGTGGTACAAACTTTCCTTTGTGTTTCATTAATTTAAAACTACCATTTTTTTGTTTCATCCAATGGTAGCCTTTAGGTGCTTTAACTTTCATTATTTACCTTTTTCTTTTAAACTTTCGTTGTAACCTACCATTTCACTACATTTTTTTTCTTTTTCTTCTATTGAATTGTAGTAATGTACTCCACCACCATGTTTGTACATCATACGACCACCTTTCATAGGTTTTTTCTTTTCAGTTCCGTATGCATACATTTCTCTTTTTTTATCTTTCATTTTATCTCCTTAAAAGTGGAGGAGTCCGAAGACTCCCCCGATTGATTATTAATCAATACCGTAGAAAGCTGATACTAAAGCTTCAGGTCTTAAAACCTTTGCTCCGTATACATGCAATCCTCTAACTATATCACCAAAAGATGTTGGGTCTCTTAGTGTTTCTGTTGAAATAATAGTTTGAGCAGTTGCAGTAGATGAAATGTGTCCACCTAAAACTTTACCAGCAGCATTAGTTGTTGAGGCAATGTTATTAGATTTGTACATCTCAAATCCTCTTAGTTTTCCACTTGATACTAATCCATTTCTAATTGAACCTTGACCTGCGTTGAAGTCTACAGATAACAACTTAGATGAAGCTTGACCTAGTACTTCGTAGAAGTCAGGACCAGCAACGAACCATCTACCTTCTTCAGGTACATCTTGTTCGTCTAATAGTCTTGCCATTCTAGCCATTACATCAATAGGGTCATGCTCACTAGAACCAAAACCAATGTCCAAGTTACCAGTTCCATCAAATGTACCAGCAGCTAAGTCAGTAGCATTATCAGTACCTAACACATGGTCAGGTGAAGAACTAGAAACTCCTGAGAACATAGTTGCAATAACAGCAGCATCATATGAATCTCTCAATGCATATGCAGCAGATGATGTTGCGACTTCTTTAAAGTTGATGTGTGACATATTTGTTTCAATATCATCTACGATGAATTTGAAAGCTTTAGCACTATCAACAACCAAAGTAAGTTCTTGGTCAGTTAGTCTTGTTACAGTTGTATCAGTTGCTCTTGTGTAATCTTCCACAGAGATAACTGGTTCTTTTATAATCCTTACAGAGTCTCCAAAAGCAGATATTTCACCAGCATAATCTGTGTTGGTGATAGCTTCTACTACCGAAGATTTCCTAAAGAAGTTTAAAACCTTTTTAGAGTAAATCTTAGGTAAAAAGAAACTATTAGTTTGTCCACTTACGGAGTTTCCAAAGTTGGCATTAGTATCGGTTGAGGGTTCAAAAAATTGAGCCATGATACTTCTCCTTTTAAGTTATAATAGTTACTTTGTGATTCTGCCTTCTTGCATAGCGTTTGATATTTCCTCTTCGTACTTATCAAACTCATCCATACTCATGGCAGCAATCTCCCTTTCAGACCAAATCTTTTGTTGTTTAGGTTCAACTGTTGTTGTTTTAGTTGAAACCATATCAGCAGCAGATTCTGTGGTCTTAGAAGATGACTTTTCCTTTTGAGGAACATCCATACCTATATCTTTCTTAAATAAATCTAAAGCTCTTGAGGCTAAGTCGGCATCATCAGCATTTGAATAAATCCATTTCTGAATTGAATCCGGTTGCTCTTTTGCCCATGCATGAAAGTCATCGCTGTTTCTAATATCTTCAAAATCAGGATGTCTATCCATTAACCTTTTTTCTGCATCTTTTCGTATCAAC